CGCCCATAAGGCGTCCCTTGACTACAACTATATTCTCCGGAGATTCACCCACCCCGAAGCCGGCACTACACCTTCTGTTTTGCCATGAATGCTGCTATTGTCCACTCAATTAGTGGGAGCTTTTCAGTCCCATTAACAAGTTTATAATAGTAGTCTAATGCAAGACGAGGTAGAAGCCTTGATTTGTCTTTATAAAAATATAAAGAGAGATCTTCTGTAATCATGTGTCGTTGTTCCCTAATTGCCATTGGCATCTTAGGATCTACAACTGCGCGTGTTGCAATTGACTCGAAAATTGAAACTGTTTTCCAAGCCATACCGTCGGTATTCCACTGTTCACGTACCTTTTCCCTCATCGGGATTAGAGAAAGAATAATAGGGTGGGGGTCGTCCCCGTCGTATGTAGATGTTAATAGTGAGTCTGAAACCACTAACCCCGCTTCTTTAAACTTCGCTTTTACGTTTGAGTCAGTAATGACCTCAAATTTACGGCGTTGTTTACTGAAGAGAGTAGATGATTGCATTTTGTCGATGTACCGGGTTAGCCCTTTTAGTAGGGTGCCCGGCTCGGCTAGGTGGCACCAGTGGAAGGGGAATTCCCCTTTCAGTAGGTGCGTGCAACCAAATAGGATACTCAGTATCTCCCTACCCTTTCTGGAGTAGGGCTCTAATGCGAAAAGTTCAGAGGGGGAGGATTTTAGATGCCATTTTCGACATACTTCATCAACGAGTGCTGGTACCGCATATAATGTGTTAGCAGCTTCCACGAGAAGAGTAGGAGAAAGTGGTGAGATCTCGTTACCATTTTGGAAGAGTCTTTTTGCAAACTCTCCAACGGAATTAGCGGGGTCCAGTGATACAATACTTTTCTTTAATGCGATCTCAACGTCAAGAGATTTCATTATCGACTGGTATTGACCAGCAACCGACGTATTCCATAAGATGATATCATCACCTAGTAGTTGGTACTCTTTAAAATCTTTTATACCCACTAAGTGGGCAGAGTACTGAATTATTAAGTGATGTGTTAGAGTGAACAGCGGCCAGGATGCGTAAGCACCTAGCGGTTGCCCTCTAGCCCATCTTATCGGATCTTCGAGACCTTTCACTTTGAAATCCCTATCTTTTAGTAGAGAACCAACTTTTATACCGATTGGGCCCCAAAGGGCCTCCAACACGTG